CATGAATGCTAAACTTAGGGTGCGATTCCCTAGGTGGTCCGTGGTTCGGAAGTTCATTATCCCGGGGTGTGCATGATGTAATGAATAAGCATGTGTGTGACTGTGGCTATTATACACGTAGCACAGGTTCATAGATTGTCATGTCATAAATGAATGCGACACCATAGCTGCAAGCAGCAATCTGAATGGGTTAGATTACGAAGATTGCAGACCCAAAGTAGCGCGGGTCAACTACAGTGATCGGCTGCTGGCCCCCATTGGCTGGTAAGTTCCAGGCTTAGAGAGACCTGGGGCAGCCCATTGCATGTTGTTTGCGCGTTTCTATTTTAAAACATATACAACAATGAGCAAAAATTATAGAGAAAATACACCTGGATTAATCAATTATCGTCGATTAATTAAATTTTGTAAATTAAATGCTATGCCTGTTTTTGTGGTAAGATCTCAACATGACTTATCCAGTAATTGTATTGATATGTTCGCTGAAAATGTCGAATTAACTGAAGGAGACGATAGAATGTTCTCACATTTTTCACTTCAAGCCATTGAATACTTACAAGGCGTTGCTATTGATGTTATGAATGATATTATTGAAGAAATAGAGATTCTTGGCTTCACTGTTCGATTGTCTGATATCAAAACCAATTTATTAACCAGACTTGAGGCATTAGATCAGAATTTTTCGTATAGGTTGTACTGCACATTATTCCTTGAGAAAGAAAAAGAACATTACTACTGCGAACATCGTCTTATGGATGACTTTACACTTTTTGGTAAGAAGAAGAAGAGGCCAGGCGGGCCCTTTCACTTTGAAAAAACACAACTATCAATTGGTGGTGAATTTGACTTTTCTAAGAGTGGTATGTTATCTTTCCGTGTTCTTAGTGGTCCTTATTATATTAAGTTGAGTTATATCTTTAGATTATCAACATGTTTACCATTTGCCCTCGCCTATTATAGAACATATAGCTGGAAGAGTTCTCCGATGATTATCATGCATAAGCTTCAAACAAATTTATCAATGATCAAAATGATTCACACTATCGTTAAGCGTGAAGGTGAGCGATATAGCTTGCGTGGCCAATGTAGGTATAGTTTTATGGATTACTTAACCACACACCGACTCATGTCAATGTGGGAATTACAAAAACAAAATGTTATTTACGCTAGATCTAGGGAGAAGATTTTTGGTAAGAAGAAACGTCGGCCCGGAGGGGATCATTTTTTGGCATCTAAATTGAGTAGGGATGAGGCTAGAGGTATGCCAGGATGCGTTCTTGTTAAGAATATAGAAACTGTACATTGGATCCATTATAATACTTTCATCCGTGTCGATGAACCCAGAGGCTATAGACTCATGGTATATACAATTGATCAAGACTTGCCCTACGTTGTTCATTATACTGATATCTATTCTGATAGATTATTTGAGCTTGATCATGATTTTGTAAAACAAACCACTTACGAAGGATTTCAAAACAAAGATTTAGATAGATTCCGAACAAAAATTGATAGAAGGAACGAGAAGGGAAATAACAATAATGCTAATCAAAAACCTGATGATAAGTCTGGTAGCAGTAGATCCAAAGCCTATACAAATAATAAGAACAACCGTGTGAAACAAAATAAGCAAACTCGAGGTCGCAATTTTAATCCAAAGAAGCAACGTGTGTGGAAAGTTAAAAATAACAAACAATCTAATAAGTCGATTTTGAACAAAAAGAAAAATAATTTTCGTGAACTTAGAGGTAAGTCAACCAGTGAGTTGTCTAATGCATATAAAATTTTGTGTTTTTGCTGTGGAGCTGAAGGTCACAAATCATTTGATTGTCCAGAAAATACTGAAGGTAAAGTTTATCAAAGACCTAAGCAATCCAAATATAGAATCAAAAATGATCTTTCTGACAAATCTTTTGACCCTGAGTTGTTTGTAAGTAAATCAGAAGGCAAGGAATACTCGATTCCTGAAAGTAAACTCATACCCATCTCTGATGAATTCAAATCCAAACCAACAGGTCCCATTAAATCAACTGGGCCCAAAGGACCTAGTTCTGGTCCTAAGCCCCCACCACCACCTGAAGGCGATGATAGTGCGAAATTACCGATGATCGAACCATCTGATTTTAGTGCAAATTTACCTGGTTGGCAGTATTCTGCGATTGTGGATAAAGGTTCTGAACTTTTTGATTTAGCAAATTATTCATTAAATAGTATGATTACTCAATTTTTCTTTAACAGATTTATATCGTTGACAAAAATTAATGTCTTTACTGATGCTACAATTTATCGATTCGTGTTCAAACACTTCCTCAGTAGGCTACTCACAAAAACTCCTAAGGTCGTTAACGTTAAATATACTGTGCTATGCAAACAATCTGATAGTGTAACAATCCGTGACACTAGGACTGACTATCAATCTAAAACTGACTTACTACATCCTGATGCAATTTACTACCATACTCTGGTTCGTGTGAGCAATGTTGACTATCCTAGATTGTTGGAATGGTTAGGACTTGAAGCGGCTGCTATAAATATCCTGAGGAAATATTCTGATTCATTTCACTTTTTATTAACTTTACTATTGAGGAAAATTAATCCAAACATGTATCAGAATGAATTGTTAAGTGGGATCTTGAAGATCTTCGGAGCTGAAGTGCAATTGTTACCCATCGAGCACATGTTTCAGGTAGCTTCATCCGATGTGTTATCACTTGCGGCCAATGATCAAGAAATTTGGTCTAAGGTCAACAGATCTGTTAATGCTACAAATACAGTAAATATAAATAAAATAGACATACTTTCAGGAAATAACCCCGGACATAATACTGTTTATGCTACATATGTATTAAATAAATCACTTCAATCAAAGCCGGTTTTTCAGCAAAAGCCCTTGTACGATGTAAGGCCAGAAGGATTGCTGTCGGATACAGAACTTCAGAGGTTCAATTACCTAAACTCAAAACCATCAAACCTTCTATCGTTATTACCAAGCCGAAAGCAGATCCTTCTATATATCGGATCATATCTTCTGTTCAGTTTGGGTCTAATCTACGTGCTAAATGTCCAATACCTGACACAACTGATGCCGAATCAATTATTGCCGGAATTTGCAAGCGGAGTGCTACCTTTACACCTGAACCAGATCCTATGCACATGCAAGGGCTTGCTGATTTTACCCGTGAATTTTGTCGTCGATATCTTTCGCCAATACATCCTAGTGCAATTAAAGACGTTGCTGGATGGCTCGAAACTAAAAATTATACACTTAAGCGAAAACTTGAATTACTCACAAAATTTCATAACATCAAAGATCCAAGGCTTATCAAATATTTCGATATTAAAGCATTCATCAAAGATGAACCATATGATGTCTATAAGTACCCTAGAGGAATTTATTCGCGCACGGATGAATTCAAAACATTAGTTGGTCCGATATTTTCTGCTATTGATGATGCAATCTTTGGCTTGAAGTGGTTCATTAAGAAGACACCTCATCAAGCCCGGCCATCAAAAATTATAGGAGAATTATACCAAGATGGCGCAGAGTATGCTGCATCGGATCATACATCATATGAGGCATCATTTCGTAGAGTGATGTTTGATTCTTGTGAATTTATAGTTTATGACTACCTAACACAAAACCTCCCACAGCATGAAGATTTCATGTGGTATCTTAAAAATGTGATAGGCAATTGGAATTTTGTACATTTCAAAGATTTTAAATTCAGTGTTTATTGTACTAGAATGAGTGGTGAGATGAATACTTCATCAGGTAATGGCATCTACAACTTAATTACTACCATGTATTTATATTATACTAAGTATGGTGAAGAAGCTTTTAATTTAAAGATTTATGTAGAGGGTGATGATGGTATACATAGAGTAATTGGTAGCGGCTTGACTCAGGACGATTATAAAAAGGTAGGTTTAATTACCAAATTGGAGAGGTCATATTCAATCACAGAATTGTCTTTTTGTGGAATAATTATGGATGACAAAGATATGATCAATGTTACATCACCAATCAGTTACACTGTTGATTTCTTTTGGTTAAATCGTCAGTACTTTAACGCTAAAACAAATAAGCTTCGTTCCTTACTGAAGTGTAAAGCTTTGAGCACTCTTTGTCAGTATCCCGGATGTCCCATCATATACCCGTTGGCAAAGAAAGTTCTCTCACTATTACCTGATATTACTATTGATGAAGACTTCATTTTACGTGCTCCATTAGATAATTATAAGAAAGATATTATGATTCTGAATTTAAGACATTTTGTTAAGCATCCTCACTTATACAACATTGACATTCCAATAAGAACTCGTCGTTTAGTTGAGAAATTATTTAAGATTGACGTAGCAATTCAATTGGAGATAGAATCATATATACAATCCGCTAAATGTTTTCCTATCATTTTCCCTGATTGTATTTATAATTACATGAATAAGGATTGGTTAGATTTTTATGATCGCTTTACTTATGACATACAATTACCGATCGGTCAATCTGTGCATCCTTATGTTACCTTTCGCACCAACAATTTTTCAGACATGTTGGCTCAAGGAAGGAAAATAGCAAAAATCTATAAGCCTAATGCTGATTTTAACAAATTACGGAACTTCATCTTAGGATCATTATAGTTTTGGGTAAACTACAAACCTATGAGGAATTGTTAATTCAGTCCGCATGAGTAATGTTAAAAGACAAAACCGAAAGATTCGTAGAATCAATCGAAAACTCAAAACTGTTACTTCAACTATGGTACGTTCTAATAATAATGGTCGTACACGTCGTCAAGGTTCTCGCCTTTCTAGAAGGCGTCCAGGTTTTCGTCGTCATCCTGGTTTCCGCCGCAACGGATTTTCTACTATTACTGCTCCTGTTACATATGGTACTAGGAGAAACTATAGGCGACCTAATTTTACAAATGAAAAGGGAGGTTCAGTTATTATTGATCACACTGAGTATATTGGAGATATTTCAGGCAGCCTTTCTTTTACGAATAATGTATATAATATAAATCCTGGATTACCCTTGGCTTTTCCATGGCTTTCATCAATTGCTCAGAATTTTGAGTCATACGATATGATTGAACTAGAATTTTTATTCAAACCTACTTGCTCAACTTCAACTGCTGGTGCACTAATACTGGCTGTTGACTATGACGCTGGAGATCCTTCATACACCACTAAGGGACAGGCCTTAAATGCCCCTTCTACTGATGGTCCAGCATGGAAACAACTCATGTTACGTTGTAGTCCTCAAAACTTACACAAGTTCAAGCAGAGGTATGTTAGAGTAGGAACCTTACCATCAAATTTGGATATCAAAACTTATGATACCTGTACATTGCAAGTAATTACTAGCGGGATGGCTGGTAGTTCCATGATAGGTGAAATGCATATACATTATAAGGTTAGATTGATGACTCCTCAAGTGTCAACAGGATCTACAGCTTCAAACTGGTCATCTCAACAGGTCACGTCCACTACCTCTGTTAATGATACAAACACTTTCGGATTAGCACAAACAGTTTATCAGAATCTTGCAGAAATAACTTGGACTAATGTTAGAACTTATGCTAATCAATATGGACAATGGTTGACAATGAACTATTGGTACAATTTCGTTACATACACAGCATTAACTGTTTCGGCCAACCTTGGCGCTGTTATACTACAGAATTTCGGTAGTATTGGCTCTAACACTGTAACAAATGCTTTGGCATGGACAGCCCCTCCGCTTGGCTATTTGGCTTATAATGTTAATAGTGGAATGACCGCTACTAGTGTCCAATCCAATAATGTCAATCAGTATGTCGGCAACAATATTGAACTATTAAACATGTACCCTCCTGATTTAACTATAGATCACTCCAACGATCAGTTTAGGATACATGCCTTCGGACATTTTGTTCTATTAAAGAAAATAGATAAGAAATTCCTTAAGTCCCTTGAAGAATTTTATCTGTCAATAAGAGGTCCAATTTGTGAGCCTGAGGATTGGCCCACTGTCGAAAGAGATATGATCCTTGGTGATCATATACTATGTCAACGTTATCTTTTTATTACTGACAATGGGATTTTCACAATCCAGACTCTTGACAAATCTTATCTTTTTAAAGATGTTTCTTATTCAAATTACATTTCTAATAAGAAATTTAAATTCAAACAACATCTGCTTAAGGATGTTGTGAAGACTGATTCATCCACTGATGGTGATTCCAGTCATGAGCATGATTGTTCCAAATGCTCTCTTGCTTACGATGAATGCGAATGTTTTGAAACATTCCAATGATACTTTATCTTGTTCTGGAT